CTTCAAACTGAAGCTGATGCTGAAAGATAATCTGCTGTGCAATCTGTGAATCCTGGATAGCTTCCTCCATGCGGTTGAAGTTCTCTGCACTTTGATTGGTGCCCTGCTGCATGAGTTTCCCGGCAGGCTCCATTGTCACAGTTCCGTCCGCATTCTGAGTAGCTTTGTATGTTCTTGCAGGATCTCTTACATTGTCCTGCCAAAGCATTCTGTCAAACATGTCTTTCCTCCTTCTATTCTTCTACCATAGGCACGTCGATCTGGATCAACGCACCTTCCGTTGAGCTCTTGACAATAGACCGGTTGCCTTCATACGCAACGTCTCCGTCTGCATCAAGCAGTCGTACTTTGGTAATCGTTATTGACATTTCATCGGTTGTCTCGATTTTGAATGTCATGGTATTTCCAGACATACTCTTTTCAGTGAATCGTCCTTCGTACCACTTCCCTGTTGCCGAAGCATAATACTGTGCTCGGGCAATCTTGCGCAGCCACCATCTGCGGTTTTTATCCAAAAAGGTTTTCTGCCAAGCCACTACAATCCCTCCTCTCCACATAGATTTGTACCGCATTCTACATATGTTAAAACAGCAGAGCTTTCGGAAGTTCCAAATGAAACTTTGTTTTCGCTCTGCTGACCTAATGTAGCAATATCAGGGTTGGTTCCACATTGTTCGTATGCTATCAATGCGGAACTCTCATTTGTGCTAATAGTAATCTTATCCTCGTAAGAAATACCTACTGTGGTGTTCTCCGGATATGTGCCGGCTTCCTGCTCCTCTGAGCTCGGTAAATGACCGTAGACCATATCAGATGAACTGGTACGTATATTTACACCATTTTCAAGAACCATGCCCTTGGTGGTATCTGTTGGATACGTTCCTGCGAGCATGTTTTCGTCACTTGGCATATGCGGATATACCACATCATTGCTGATTGTGCCGACATTCATGCCGGATGGAATGTATGCACCTACGGTTGCTATATCCGGCTTTGTTCCACACAATTCATATGGAAATACATAATGTGTGATATTGGTATGGAACTTTATCTTTGTGGTGCTTATGAGCAGGACTTCTGCCAGGATATGTGCTGGCTTCATTTTCTCTATCAGAGCCTCAAGGTCTGATATATATACCTGATTCTCCTCTTTTATCTGTACCGAAATGGTAAGTCTTGTTGTCATTCTTACGGATGGAGTTTCATCACATCCTGTATAATTCTTCACTATGCTCTTAATAAGTGAACCGGAAAACTTGTCTCCGCCATTCCAGAACAGCTTCACCCTTTTTCTTCTGTATTCGAGATCTGTCTGTGAATCAGGAAGAAGATTGAGCCATTTTTCCCACCGGCTTATCGTTTCCTCATCTGCAGTATCGATGAACTGATCCTGCATAAGCTTTTCAAGCCCTTCCGCACCTACATCAAGCGTTTTTCCTGCAAATCTGTAGTTGGTGTCCATTTCCAACAAATCCCGATAAAAAAGCGGACCGTAGGAAAGTAATTCCTCGTATCCGCTTCTTTGCTGATTGTAAAATACTGTACTAAGCATCGATCAGCACCTCCTTCAGAACAGGTGTGCTCTCCTTCCCTACCTTTACATTTTCAGTAGAGCCATTGAGCTTCAGAGAAGCAGGAACATAGTCTAATATGCTTTCTGCCGACGCAATCAGCGAACCAATTGAGGACACTCTCACAGTAATATCCTCGTCTCCATCGACAACCAGTGTCTTGAAATAAGTCTTGATTGCATTCTGGACTTCCGTCTGTGCTGTCTGCTTGCTGTACCCGCTTTTCAAATCTGCACTGAATGATACCGAAATATCAACCGCCTCCGGAGCAGCCGCCAGAAAATGAGCTCCCAGATCAGATACCCCATCTCCTAAGCCATCGCTGAACGTAAGAGCCTTGCCGTTGACAGTAACTTGATACCCTTCCACAATCGGATCAATATAACTCTGTACGTCCTCTAATATGCTCTTAGCGGGGATTCCGCCCTCTGTGGAATATATGACAGCCTTAACGGTATTTTCGCCTCCGTACAACGGCAATATGTGTGCCCTGCCCACACCCGCTCTTTCCTCGCACCAGACTTTGTATTGTGAACGATTATTATTCTGTGCCGGTCCTGTTTTCTTTTCCTGCCATCTGCTTCTTAAATCATCGTCTGTTTCTTCCTCAGCTCCCGGAATATAAAGAGAGCCAAGCGTACATGCTTCAAGACCGTTGACTTCGTAGACTGGCACGACATTCTGTCCGGGCAGGATAGAATTGGTCGCAGTTCCAAGGACTTCTGACTCCAACAAAAACCTGTCATCCTTCGATATAAGCTTGAAGTAGCAGGATTCTACAAAGAACCTGCTTCCAAGTTCCGGAGTTGTGCCAGTAAATGAAACTTCATAGTAGGATGGAGTGGCACTTTGTCTGTAAATGCCATCCTGAGCCGCCTTTTCCGTCAAAACATCTCCGGTGCAGGTATCAACTGCCAGCATTTCAAAGGCTGTACTGAGATCATTCATGAATTTTGCAATACGGATGCAGTGACCTGTGGCAGCATCCATGAATAAGCTTCCCTGTCTGGTATCCACCCCGTATTCTTCACCAAGAGCTCTCGCCTGATCCATAAAGTAATCTTCCGTAAATTCTTCAAACACCTAAATCACCTCCTTTGTCTGTATGCTTCCGTAAATTGTGTCTACATCAAACGATATGATCACACTGTCCTGATGCGGATAGG